TCCCTTTAGCCAGCCGTTTGCCTTTAGACTCTATGTACACACCCTTCTGCTTTAGCTTGGCAATAGTGTCAGAGTGGTTTATCTGCAGGTTGACGCAGTCTTTCTTAAACGCCTTCGCGTGCAGCCAGAGCAGTTTGGTGTCAGGTTCTACACGTATTAGTAGCTCGTCACCATGGGGGACCTTGATCGGCACAGAAGCTTTCTTTGTTCTAAGATCGACTTCATCGTTTACCACCAGCATCTTGTTCTGGTTGCGCAGAATGTAGTCGTACAGGACTTGGGTAACGTCGTATTGAGGGGGCTTTATCTCCTCTCTCATCTCTAGTATCTTTTCTGGAAACCATTAGTATATGCGCATAAGATCCCAGACTATTATGCCTAGCTCCTTTGCGATTATGCCACCGGCAATGTTGCACGCAACGACAGAAGTCCAGAACCGCTCACTCTGCTTTATCCCTATCTCTATGTCTATCTTCCTTTGTATGTCATTTATCGTCTTCTTTGCCTCTTCAAGATTTGGTACAAGCCATACTAGATATTTCTCAATAGCAAAGCCGTAGTTCTCTAGTAGCTGCTTATCGAACATCTCCTTTGCATACTCTTTTTCAAGGACATTCGTCTCTTCTAGCTTGTACTCAAACAGCCGCATAAGTTCGCCTTCGGGTGCGTTCTTGATGGTCTGTAACTTTTCGGCAAAGGCACTATTTGAGCTTGCCACACCAAAAAGCTGCCAAGAAGTATTGTTTACCCGCATCTTGTTAGAGCCAGACTCCATGCGGTCCCAACCTCGACCTTGAGATATGCCATAACCCAAGTCGCTGAAGTCTAAGCCTGTAGTGTTCGTAAGCTCATCGAATGTGCATGTTAGATTGTTCATAACCCCCAGCTTGTGAAATCTAGACGCCATCGTATCCTTGGCTATACCACATAACTCCTTTGGGTGGCCGTAAACGCTATTGATCATATGAAGTGCCGTAGTCTTACCCGTGCCAGATCCGGAAGACACTAAGTTTATGATTGCACCGCTATGTCCAGTGAACTTGAACAGCGGGGAACCAAATGCGGACAAGGCGGCGAATGCGTGGGGCTCGTGCCCCTCCCTGCCGTAAAGGTTGAACACTTCCTTCCATTTTTCATACGAACCGCTGGAGTGTAACTTAGTGGCCAAGGGTAAATTATCTGGTGCTGGTGGGGAATGGTATATGCCGTCTTTGGTTATTTCCCTGTCCCCTAGTATAAATACGGTGTCTTTTTCGGCCCAACCAAATTGGGGTCTCATATTCTCTGCCTTCTTGTGTGTGATTAGGTAGTTAACGAAAGTGGTTAAGTAAGCATGTATATGGGCTGACTTCTTCTCTGTGCATAGCACGCCTTTCTTTGCCAGCTGTTTCCTAAGCTCGTTCTTGTCTGCAATTTGTATGTTGGATAAAACGAATTCCCTTACACCGTCCATGGGTAAGTGCAACCTGATAATAGAGCAGTCACCATGTTCGATATCGTGCATGCGTTTCACTATGTACAAATCGTAATCGTAGACTAGTGTTGGTTCTTCGTCCTCCTCTCCGATGCGGTATACCCCACCATTTTTCCCACGAGCATAAGGGAACGGTAATATCGGTACTGTGTAAGTGTTTGCTAGTACATCTGAGCCCAAATCGGTCTTAACAGTTATTTCTACTTCACTCTGCTGCGGCAATACTTTGCCTAGGGCAAGTGGGTTTGTTATCTTCCCCTTGTGCTTGCAGCCTTCACAGCCGCCGGGGTTATTCTTCTCAAAGTCATCGCAGGAATGAGGCCCCTTTATGTGGTTTGCCTTCTTCTCTACTATTTCATAGTCGTAGTCCGGGTGCCCTTCAGACAGCTTGTGTATAGCCTTATCCCTATCAGAGCAGTGCTTAGCTATAGAGAGGGCGTTAAACCACCGTGGCTCAGACAGTGTGCTGCGGTTTATGTAGCAATCTGCGATCTGCCCGCACCCTTCACCGTTCAGAGAACGAACCATTATCTTAGAGAAACTGGAATCCAAGCTGGCCTGTATCCTAGCACCAAGCTCAGACATAGGTCTCTTAGTTATATTTAGTTTGGTAGGTGCTTCCTCTACACCAAGAAGTTTAGAAAACTCCGAAAAACTTATGGGCTCACAGACACTTTTGACCGACGCTAATTTTTCCTCACCGTTACGGTAGTTATACGTGTCCGGCATACGCATGACCCTAGCCACTTCAAACACATTTGGATCTATGTAGAAGTCATGCTCTATGCAAAGGGCTTTTAGCTTCTCACTTACCGGTTCCCATTGTTCACAAGTAATTTCTTCAGTCAGGGGCCAATAGGCATGCACCCCGTTTCCTGAGTTTACTAGTGTAGGTGTAGGTAATGACGTGTCTTCGCAGAACTTGGTTAAGGCTTTGACTCCCTCCAGCTGCGTAGCATACCCGTCTGGTCTTCTTGTTTTTTCGTTTATGATTGCCTTGGTCGGGCCGCAATCTATGTCAACCCAGAATGACTTTAGTGCTCGGACGTTGGGCTTTGTACGGCCATTAGCTTCATCCTTGAAGCTAGCCATGGAAAAATATACGTTCCACCCTTGTCTATTGAACTCCAGCCCTTTCTCATAAACTTCTTCTTTGGTGTTAAGTAGGAATTGCCTGACCTCTCTTTTGCCCCTCAAACAAAGGAGGGCAATTAAGCCCTCCTCCGGACAAACTAGTTGCATTAGGTCCATACAAGTCCTTACCCACTGTTACCGCAGCTTTTCCAATAACGTATTTATATGTGGAAGATATATCTCTCTGGGGGTGTTCTTACCCATGAACCAGTTATACACGGTAACCTTAGAGACACCGAAAAGATCTGCTATTTCTGCTACAGATATTTTCTTTGCTATGCACATACGGCCAAGACGTACGCCCTTCTGCCTATGGTCAGCTGCTTGGTTCTTGACTTCTGTGCCCTTATTGTAGCAACGCTTACTCATTACCCCACTCCTCAATCGCAGATGCTATTTTCTTTTCCTTAACCTCTTCGGTAGATTTCTTTGAAGCCCGCTTTTTGGGTTCTTCTTCGACTACAACAGCTTCTTCTTCGTCATCAGGCTCGTCTGACCGCTCCACCTTAGCAGCTGGCTTATCTCCATCATCTTCGCCACTGTCTACTTGGTACACAGTCAACTTAGTGTACATGGCAGTCTCAGGCCGCTTTTGCGCTTCAAGCACCATGGCGTACTCGTCATCAGTAATTTCTCGTACTGGAGTAAACAGAAGCTCCATAGAGTCCGCGTTGTCGTCAAAGCTGATGTTGGTGACCACCAAATCTGGAGAAGTACCGTTATTAGCTAAGAACTTCACGTAGCTCTCAAATGGATGCACATTGCCATGACCCTTACCAAAGAGAGACTTAGCCGGGACGTTGAACTGATACACAGCCCCGGAATTGTCACCCTCCAGCATGATCGCAATCCTACGCTGAAACCTGCAAGCCCTGCCACCGTTCTCCCCGGAACCTTTTACGTTCATAGGGCAACTTGCGCAGTTGCTAGCCTGCGGGTCACTCACATTCTCGTCAGGTTCGGTCCCATCGTTAGACCAGCAGTTTGGTGCGGTCGGCTTCTCGTTGGGGTCATACTTACCCTTATAGTAGACCCTAGATACCGGAACCAGCATATCAACAACGATAGCGTTGAACTCGCCGCGAATCACATTACCAACATGCTCTCCGTTCACAATCTTCTTGAACGTACCGTTTATGTTGGCTTGTATCCTACGCCGCGTGATACCGCTGCTAGAAATCTTCTTGCTAAGTGCCGTTTCTCGCTTGGTTGTGCTCACTACCGATTGGTTAGTGAATATAGATACTTCGTTACTCATAGATCAATCACCTTTTGGTTGGCCGGTTGGTTTACGTACAGATATAACGTACTTCGTGTTTAACTGCAGCCCGATGGGCAGCGAGTCGGGGTTATCGTTCAGGAACTCACGCATGTTACCGTTATGAATCCTCTTCTCCAGCAAGTGGTAGGCGTCGTTCTCTCTGATGAATTCGTACATAGACTCCCAGTCGCTTGTCCAGTAGCTGCTATGCACCCGTCTGGATGCAGTGCCGTACTGCGTTTTGATAGAGTCCAGATTGTTTTCGGAGAACATCTCTAGCATCTGGTTGGCTATCGCTTCCTGCGTTTCTTTCAGTTCCTTAATTTCCTGCTCTTTCTGTTGGATTGCGCTTCTTATATTTATATAGGCTGAAACCATTTTGTCGGGGGTTTCTTGCGACATTGGTTATACTCCACGTTTGTGTTAAAGGGACGCTTAGTATACTACATTGTTAGAAACGGTCAAACTATTTTTTACTTTTCTATTTCCTCTTTGTATAGCTCAACAATCTTGTTGTGATTCAATATGTTACTCTGCAGCATCTGGTATAACCTCCTCTCTACGTCGCTGCCTTCTATGTGTACTATAGTCATGTTGTTCTTCTGACCCGGTCTGTTTATGCGGGCATTGGCTTGTAGGTAAGTCTCTACGCTAGTGACCGGGGAATACCAGATTATGGTGTCAGCTGCAGTAAGGGTAAGCCCGTGGGAAGCTGCCTGTGGCTGGATAATCAACACCTTGGGATCTTTGGTGTTTTGGAACGAATCAAATATCTCACTCCTTTTGTTTAGCGATACTTTACCTGATACAACTTCGTTGCTTATACCTTTTTTGGTTAGGAAGTCGTGCAGTAGGTTTATAGTGTGGGTGAATGGCACGAACACTAGGACTTTGTTGGAAGTCTCTTCAATAACTTCATATACAACGTCAAGCCGGTTTTTTACATCGAACTCAATGACTTCTTTAGTGTCCGAATACACCGCACCACCTGATATCTGAAGCAACTTGTTCAGGTTAGTAGCTGCGTTTACCGCCGATATATGCTCACCATCTGCTTCTATGAGCATTTTCTTCTTAAGCATGTTGTAGTATTTTTCTTGTTGTTTAGTTAGAGGCGCTTCTCTATCGACATACATTACATCTGGTAGGTCCAAGCACTGGCTTTTTTCAAACCTTATTGCGGGTTGCAGCATGTTGTGTACGGTTTTGTCTGACCCCCTCTTTGGTGCCCACTTCCATTGTGTTACTTTGTACATCACCATGTCGCGGTACTGACCAAAGTAACGGGGAGTTCGGCTTGGATTAACCAGTTTAGCTAAACCATAAGCATCTAAGGGGGACTGTGCTGCTGGAGTACCTGTAAGCATCCAGAGCCAATCGCATTTGGCCGCGATGTCCCTTAGAACTTTCCATCTATTGGTTTGCTGGTTTTTGTACGCTGACGCCTCGTCAACTACTATCATGTCAAAGCCACCGTTCATAAGCTCGTCTTTTACTACGGCAACGCCATCAAAATTTATTATCACGAAGTCGGAGCCAGCTTGTATCACCTTCCTGCGTACTGACGAACTGCCATGCGCTACTGAACAACTGCGGTGCATTGCGAACTTAAACAAGTCTGTTTGCCATGCAGATTTCATAATAGATAGAGGGCATATAACGAGCACCCGGTTTACTAACCCTTGCCTCATCAGGTAGTCAGCAGCCCATATGACGGAGGCAGTCTTACCCGTACCAGCTTCGTTGAAGCAGAATGCTTTTTTGTTGAGGGTGAGGAAAGAAGCCGTGGTTTTCTGATGGTCAAACGGTGT